TTACACTTTTTTCATTTAATGCAGATAACGTTATTAAAGACATTGTTCTTTGTATTGCTATACCAGATGTAATACCGTCAGATTCAAGTATTAAGTCTGTTTTAAAATTTTCTTTAGAACCAGTATCAAAATGTTTTTTTAGTTTTGCTAACTCAGCTGTTCCAAGCAGAGTATGTGTTATTTCATCATTAATACTTTTTAAATATTTAAAATCATCTATTGACAATTCTTCGTTGTTGTTTATTTTATTAACTATGCTCTCTAATTGTTTATCTATAAACTCTACACCTGTTGGTTCTATCTTTACAAAATTAGAGAGTTCTGAATATATTTCTTCTTTTGTTTTTTTATCTGTATCTAATCCAAATGCTTGTGCAAATGCTGTTTTCAATAGATCAAACTGCTTCTCATTATTTAGATCAACATCTATATCCTGTTGGTTCTCTAATGTTGATAGAAATCTAAAGAATTTTGTCTCATGAGGATTTAAAGCACCTTGATACATTGCTCTATGTCCGCTCATCATATTGTATTGAAGTTTATATCCGTTTTCAAATAAATCAATGTTGTCTAACATTTCATTGATATATCTCTCTATTTCAATATTTTTTGCATATATATTTTCTATTTGTTCAGGAGTATATTTCTCTTGAAGTGATTTATCTATTTTTTTATATCCAAAAATAGCTAATATCTTAGGAACTCCATTTATTGTTTCATCAGAACCAACGATTGACTTAAGTATCATAGTATATGCTGAATTAGCTTTAAATACTTTATTGCTTTGTTGTTTTAAATATTCGTATGCTTCAGTAGGTATTGATGAAAATGATTTTTGTTTCTTTACATAAATTGTTGGTTCTACATGTTCATCTTTTGAATATACTTTTCTTTTTTTTTCTCTTAATCCTATTTTTGTAATAAATGACTTAAATTTTGAGATGTACAATCTTCTAAAGTCGTTTATCTTTTCGTCTTCAGATGAATTAAACAGATCGTACAATTTAATATTTTCTACTGTTTTTAATTCATCATTTATCACAATAGGTATTGTTTTGTCTTTGCTTAGTTTTATATATGATGTTTTATCTTGTGTGTGTTCAACAACATATCTGCTTTTTAGAAACTCTTTAGTTTTATCTTTAGATATAACTTCATTAGATTTGAAATCTTTATTTGTTAGTTCTATGAAAGCATTTAAGAATAAATCTCCTAAATACTGTTTAATTGCGTCCTCTTCGTTTTTTGTTTTTATTCTGTTAATTTCGAATCCAAAATCATTGAATATTTCATTAGCAATCATTTGTCTAATCATATATCTTGGATAACCGTATTTTTGAACCTTACTCGCAAAATCTTTTGCTTCTTTTATGTCTTCATCTGTAGCAATATCGATATCTATATCTTTGTATCTCAAGTAATCAAGGTGAGAATAGTTTTTATGGTTAGCTATTAAAGACATATATTTGATAGAGTTCATCTTTATATATTGAACCATTGGTTCTGATAGAGTAATTTCAATAGCGTATTTGTTTAATGTGTTTCCGTCTTTTTTTATTTTATTTATTTTTAAATCAAATAATAAAGGAAATGTTTTTAATAGTCTTGACATTATTTTGAATTTTGGATTTTTTTTAGACTCATTTTCTATATATTTTAAAACATTATTATTAGTTATTTCTACGTTTGAATCTTTTGCCAATGTTATATATAAAACATATTTTGGAGGTTTGTTATTTTTTATATCATCAAGTATTGCTTTTGTTATTTGTTTTATTTTATCTATTGCTGTTAAATATATTGATTTGTTTTGATGTTTTTCATATTCTTTTTCAGCGATTTCTTTTAAAGCATCAAAATATTTATCTTCATCAAATGTTAATTTTCCATTTTTCAGAACCAACGATTGCTCAAGTGCTTTATTTATTTTTGATGTATGTGACGATATTATGATTGAAGGTTTATCTTTGTCTTTAAATATTAATTTAATACCATCTATATTTTTGCTTTTTTCTATCAATAATTTGTTTGATACTTTGTTTGATTCTGTGATATCAATTTGAGTTACTAATTTCTCATATATTTTTTTTAATTTTTTAACATGTTCAAGATTTTTCTTTTCAACTATTTTCAGCTTTGTAAGTTTTTTTCTTATTTGTAATAAATTATTCATATTTTCTTGTATTTCTTTAAAACTACTTATTATTGTGCTAAGTTTTATTTTTGACAAAAACTCATTATCTTTATCGCTAATAAGTTTGTTTCTTTTATCAATTGAATTTCTGATATATGTTAAGTCTGTTTTAAGTTTATTAAGAATTGTACATGTTGTGTAACTCATATTTTTTCCTTATTTTTTGCAGTTATTTTCTTCTATTTTCTTATTTATCTTGTTCAATGTTTCCTGTATTTTATCATATTGCTCATTGTATAATCCTGTTGTAACTTTTCTTATATCTTTGTATGTTTTACCATTTGTTCTTGTTAATAAATCTGTTATAGTATCAATATCTGACATAATATCTTTAATATTGTTGTTTATTTCACTTAAAGATTTTTCATTTCTTCTAATTTTCTTCATAGCTTCATATGTTACTGCTAAGTCTTCAGTTTTTTTTATGGCTCTTAGTAATATCGCTAAATCATTTTTGATGAATTTCTTGATATTTTTATCTTTTGATGATGACTCTTCAAAATCTTTGTTGAATTTGTCGTATACAGTTTTTATTTTTTCTCTGTTTTGTTTTATTTGTTCTATCAAATTTTCTTTTTCTTTTTTAATATCATTTATTTCATGTTCAACTTTTGATATCTCTTTTTTTATGTTGTCAGCAATTTCGTCATCTTTTTCAATATTGCTAATTTCTGTTTTTATTGATTCAATTATCTCTTTGTTTTTAAGTATTTCGTTTATATCTTGCTCAATATCTTTATATATATTGTCATTTTTATTAGACACATCTTCTTTAATGGTCTCTTTGTTATTGGCGTTTTTATCTTCATTTATGTCAAATAATGATTTAATGTGATTATCTTTATCAGTTGGTTCTGAAGAAGACTTTTTAACATTTAGTGCTGACTGTATATTTTTAGTATTGTACTTTTTAGCTAACTCATTTATATAGTTTGCAAATTGTTCTTTTGAAGATAATATATTGTTTACTTTATTAAATTCATTAGTCAATAAATTTTTTAATTCCTTATCACTTAAATTGTTTATTGCTGATTCTATTGCTTTTAATCTATCAGAACCAACAAAGTAATCAAATAGTAACTTAACAGCATATCCATCGTCTGAAATTACTATTCCAGGTTTTTCTTTATCTTTCCCTATTAATTCGTTGTTTAATATTTCTAATAGTTTTTTTAACTTTTCAGGTTTTATTTTGTCTAACTTATTTGATATATCTATAGCTGAAACAATATGTCTTGTTGCAAATGATTTTGTTGGTTCATATTTAGATTTTATATTTTCATCTTTTATGTTTTCTGTATATTTTTTTACTTTTTCAGTTGTGTCTAGTTCATTGTTTATTTTATTTTTTATATTCTCATCTTCTAACGCCTGTTTTGGATCATATATTATCTTAACAGCTTCGTCTATATTTCCTTCTTTTATATCATTTTCTATGATATTTCTAAATGCTTTTTTTATTTTTTCATCATCTTGCTTTGATTGTTGTTGGTTCTCAAGAATATCAGCTATTCTGTTAAGAGCTTCAGCTAATTTGTCGTTTTGTCTTCCTAATACTTTCTCAACGACATTCTCAATTACTGAATTTATTATTTTTTCTAAATCAGCTGATGATTTAACTTCAGAACCACCGCCAAGCATAGAATCATCTTCACTGAAATCAAATAAAGATGAGCCGAAAATATGCTTGTTTTTTTCTAATGTATACAGACTCTCAAGTATGCTTTTTACTTTTTCTTTATTCTTTGTATCATTTTTTATATCTATAAATTCAATATTGGATAATTTATTTATAAGTTTAGACATAGTTGCAGATAATGCTTTTTTGAAATCTTGTTTGTCTTTTTCGTCAGTAAATTTAACAGTTTTCAACTTTTCTACATTTTCAGTAAATTCTTCGATATCTTTTTTTGTTGGAATATAATCATTGTCTAACAGTTTTGTCTTAATTTCATGAAGTTTTGATAATGTCTCTTTTGTGGTGTGATACTCAGTGCTTGTTGGTTCTAAGTTGGCTTTATCGGCAAACTCATTGAAATTTATTGTTGCTAATTCTGAATCATTAATTTCTGGAAGCACTTTATTACTTGCTCTGTTGTTTGAATCAAAATCAATTCCTGTTTTTTGTTTGATCGCATTAAGCGTGTAATCAATTACAGTGTTTGTGTTTTTTGATTCTTTTTCATATTCTTTTATGATTTTGTTTGCTTTTATTTTAAATACTTCATTTAGCTCCTCATTTAATTCTGGGTTTGATTTTAAATTATTTATAACGTTATCAACAAACGTTCTAAGATGGATGTTGTTTGTTTTTGTTGCATAATCGTTAAGAGATAATAAAATTGAAGGATCTTTAGCTATTATAGAAGTTATTATCTTTGAAGCAAGTTCATCATTATTTGTTCTAAACGCCTCCTCCAAGTCAATAATTTTTCCAGTCTGTTGTGTTGGTTCTATATACTTTTGAAACTCAGTTATGACAGATTCTTTCGTTTCTTTATCAAGTGTTGATATTGAATCATTTATTAGTTTTGTGAACATTTCTTTCTGCGTTGGTTCTGATATTAACGATCTTACTGAAGCATTAAATAGTCTTGAGAATAAAGACACGTTCAAGTTTTTATCGTTTTGTAAATCAAAAACAGAATCGAATCCTGAGTCTTTAATTGTGTTTAGATAATTTATATTTTTCCCTATATTTTCTTTTTCAGATTTTAATGCAACATATACATTTTTTAAATCATTTATTCCGTTTTCTTTTGATAATGCTTCATCTATTTTTTTATTTATTTGGTTTATTACGTGCTGATTTGGCTTAGGAAGAATTGAACCTACTATTATTTTATATGCAGAACCAAGTTCAGCTGTTCCCATACCTCCCATAGCTCCAAGAATACTTTGCAGGTTAGCACTAGCTACTGCATCATCTATAACTTTGTTTAAATCACCGTTTTCAGATGTTCCAGCCTTTGTTGCAAATTCATGATAAAAGCCATCTATCCATTCAGCACCAGCTTCCTCTACTCCTGCCTCAATAAAATGAGGAGATGAAGATATAAGATTTTTAGCTAACTCAACTTTTCTTGATTTAGGCAATATATTTACTTTTTTTAAATCATTAGCTGATAATGTTGCAAGTTTTTTACCTGTCATCTTGTCGAATATATTTATTATCTTGCCTTCTGCTGTCTCAGTTATCTTTCCAGCCCATCCAAATTTGAATGCTCCAAACTGAACCGCTTGGTTCAATACTGAAGAGGCGAGTATTAATGTTTTTTGCCATGTAGGAATATCTTTTCCTCCATTTTCCTCTATTCTGTCCCTAATTGTTTGCATACCATCAGCAAGTCCATATTCAGTGATTATTCCAGCTCCTAATGCTGGATTTATTGTTCCAGCAATACCAGCAACAATCATAGGAGGCATTGAGCGTAAGAAGATTTGAGGTGCGTAATACATTCCTTTTGTTGTTAGTTTTAATGCGGCAGTAAAATAGTTACCTTTATTGATGTCATTTTCTATTTCTTGTGCAAGTTTTTGAGCACCTATGTCATATTCGTGAGAATGTCCAGCTAAGAAATCTGATTGTTTAGTTAGGTAATGTTCCATTTTTCCACCTTCGTCATAACCGAAGGTGTCATATATCATTCCCAAGAAACTATGTTTCATTTCTTGCAAACCTGCTTTAAAACCTGTGTACATTCCATGATGATATTCTTCGCCCTTATCATCCTGTGTTGATGTTTGCAGTGCATAGTTTACATTGGTAGTTGATGCTGCTTCACTTACAGCTGTTGGATCAACATATTCCTTAATAAAATCCAAATCTGGGTTTTTCATTTGTTGTTTTAAAGTGTCTATTTCAACTTTTGCTATATCTGGTTGGATTTCACCGTTTTGTATTCTCTCTTCTATTTTGTCTATTTCATATTGAATTCTTGCATTAAATTTTTCTTTGTCATATAGTGTTCCGTTAAGATTCGCTTCATCAAGTATGTTAATTCCTTCATTTGATAGCAACGGATTATTTTCCTCTTCATATACTCTTATATTCTCAACACCGTTATCTGTTATTTTTATTCCAGAACCAGGAGGTGTTATTGATACTCCTTTTTCAAGGTCAGTGTTTGGATCAAGTGATTCTTTAACTCTTTTTGCTTCATTCAATTGATATAAGGAACCACCAGTTATTCCTCTTAATGTTTCATCATTCCACTCTCTTGCAGTTTTACTGTCTGAGTCTATTGTTTCATTTTCTTGTTTCTTAATATTCTTTTCTTGTTTACTTTCAACTCCGTATATTGAATTTAAGTAACTTAAAGCATCCATGTATATTCCTTTATGTATTATTCATCTTCTTGTTGGTTCTTTAATTCTTTGTCTAATAGCATTTCTCCAAAGTAATCTGCAACTACTTTTAGCTGATCGAAATTTTTTATTTTGCTTATATCAGTCATAGGACATTTGTGATCTTTCTTACAGTTCTTAACAAGATTTGATATTTCATTATCTAAAAATGCTTTATAAGATTTATCTTCCATATATCTTGTTGCAATTTCTTTAAGTTGATTAATTCTCTTATTGTTGTTTGTTAGCGTAAAGACAGTCTTAATAGTTGCTAATGTTTTTTCTGGGTTTGGTTCAGATATGGTTAGATTTAATTTCTTAATTTCTTTATTAAAAACGTCCTTATATTTTGATGACACATATCCAAGAATTACCTGTTTCGTTTCATCGTCTATATTGTTATTGTTTGTTATTATTTCTGGATGAAAATATACTGTAAAAATATCGTTGTTATCCATCTTATCTAAGTACTTTGCTATTTTTTTATTTCTCACTTTGTAATATTCTTTTGTTGGTGTTCCACCTTTGAAGTACTTTTCTTTATACGCAAAACTTTTATTTATTTTGTTGTCTATTTTAGATATTGTGTTCTTTATGTCTGATGTTATAAGATCAATTTTTGATGATGATTTTTGTATTTGTTCATCAGATAATTCACCAAGCATAGGTTTAACTCTCTGCTTTAAATCATATAATGCAACATCAGTTTCATTTGCATACTTATCATCTTTTGTCGATAAAATTGTGGCTTTTACATCATCTGGCTCTTGATAATGTTTGATAAAATATTTCGGATCCATTTCATCATATCCATCTATTGCATCTAAGATTTCTTTTGAAAATCCTTTGTCGTTGTTTTGTACATCTTCTTTGCGTTTATAAAATTGTTGTTCTGTCATAGCTTCTTTATTATCAAACATTCTTAACAGTTCTTCTCTTCTTATATCATTAATCATGTTAGATGCTTTTTGCTTGATGTTTGATTCTATTGCTTTCTCAAGCATAATTTTTGGAGACCCATTGATAGTTTCTTCATTTTGTTCAGAACCAACTCCTGCTTGTGATTGATTAATGTCTTTTATTTCAGTAGTATTTTGTTCATTATTTTGAATGTTTTTTGCATACTCCAATGCCTGATTTATTAAACCAGTCTCACCTCCGAACAGTTTATTGGTCAATGACAAACCAGTTGTCGGTTTAATACCTCCATTGTGGAATAGATTTATTAATTTGCTGTATGCTTCATCTCTTGTTTTTGAGTTGTTTACTATTCCATATATTTTCTCTCTATTTTTCTCAATAAAATTTGAAGCTCTTACTAATTCATCTTCTGCTCTTTGTCCGTTTAATGTTTTCTTATATTCACTCAACAATGTATCGCCTGTTGTTTTGTCGAATATTGACAGTTCTTTTTTTAGATCTGTCATCAGTTTTAATTTTTCAACATCATCATCTCCAGCATATTTTGATGAGATTGAATCGATCAAATCATTTATGTCTTTTGAATATTTTGTTGTAGCGTAAGTTGGATCTGAGTTATATTTTTTAATTATCTGTGTCATAACAGGTGACGCATCCTCTATTGCTTTATCCAAAATAACATCTTTTATAAGTTTGTCTGTTAAGTCTTTTTTACGTTCATTTAGTTTTAACGCAAAGTTACCAGCACCATATTTTATTGCTGTTTGTTTGTATTTATCTATTAACTCATTGTTTATTAGTTCTTTTGCTTTTGATGCTGTGATATCATCTGAATTTAACAATATTTCTTTTATTTTTAAAAAGTCATCTTGTAGATTTTGATTTAGTTTAGTTTCAATTTCATTTTCGTGTTGGTTCTGTATAGCTTTATTCATTAAGTTAGTTGCATATGCTTTTTGTGTTTCTTTGTAGAAATTGTCTGAGTTTGCAATTTGGTTCATCATTGAGTTAGAACCAACGATTGCATCTTTAGCATAATCACCATCTATTACTGATGACGGAATATCTATTTGAAAAGCTGGTAGATCTTTTTTACTCATTATTAATTCCTTTTATTTATAGCAGTTAAGTAATTAAGGTATTTTATCAAACAATATATAAGGAATATGAAGTTGTATTATATTATGTAGGAAAACAAGAGAATTAGGAAAGAACGTTTTTTAAATGTTCTCTTCCTTCTTTTCTGTAGTTATACTCTTCTTTAGCTTCTTTTATTTGTTCTTTAAGAGCAGTAATGTATTTATCGAGAGCTTTAGACTGTTTAAATGAATTGTACAAACTCATACCAGTAGATAATGCATTCATACCAAATGAAATACCGCCAAGAAGGTTTTGGTTCTTCTCCATCCATGAAGCATCTTTAAAACCAGCATATTCTCCATTATCTGTAGGCTTTAACCCAAACTCACTTATTAGCTTATTCCTTGTTTCTTCATCAAGACTATCTATATATGATTTACTAAAAGATACAGAGTAACCAACTCCAGGTATTTTTGTTATTTTTGGAGCTAAATCTACTGTATTTAGACCTTTTTCTGGATTAATCAAATTATTATTTGATCCAAATATTTTAGATAATTCATAGTCCTGTTGTTTAAAAGAACCAAGTGGCATCTGTTGGTTCTGCACAGGTGAATTAGGTATAAAACTGATTGAGTTGTCTTTCATCATTGAGTTATCTAATTGTTTAAAAGAGGAAAGAGACATATTGTCGTCTTTATTTATCTCATCTGATAATAGTTTTGATAAGTCTATATTTAAGTTTTGTAGTGACATTTTATATCCTTTTACTAATCAACCTCTTGCACATTATATGCTTTGGCTCTATATGGAACATCCTTCATTCCAAGAAGCGGATCTTTAACTCTTCTAAATGCTTGGTATTCTGCATTTTTTAAATATTTAATAACAGGTTCAGGTAGTTCCATAGGAGTATTAAAAATTACAGGTTGTTGATAAGGTCCTGTGGCATTTAATATTGTCACAATAGTTGATTCTGTCATATCCTCTGGGTTTAGTTTTGTAACTATAACTTTTCTTTTTTTTGCCATCTTTTTCCTAACACCAACTAATCTACCTATATTAGAAGACATGTTTGATAAGTATGCTTTAATCTTTTCAATCAGTACTTCTTTGTTGTCTCCTTTTACTACTTCAATTTTGAGTTCTTTAGCTTTCTTTTTAAGTTCTTGGAATGTCATTTCTTCAAGAGTTTTTTCTTGTTTAATTTCTTCAGACATAAGTCCTCCTTTTTTATTTGCATTGTAGCTAAAAATAACAACAAGTTTCAAGCGATTATTAATGGAAAAGAAAGAACCAAGAGGTGGTTGGTTCTAATTATTAGTTAGGAATCGGACAAGTAACTTCCATTACAGCAAGAGCTTCAGGTTTAGTAATTATAGAAGCGTATCTGAATTTGAACGCTACATAACCTCTTTCACCGATAGGGTTACCATTGTCAATTACATCAGGCCATCTTGTGTAGATCTGCTGCTGTGTTTTACCTTGTAAACCTACTGTTGCAATAGCATCTCTAGTCATAACAATTGCTGGATACACATTGTATCTGTATTTTCCTTCAGCATCTGTGTCACTATGGCAATAGTTTGAAGGATTAGCACCGTCTCCACCGACTAATGCACCTTGAGCTTTGTAGTTACCAAGTGTTTCAGAATAGCAGATTCTAAATCTTCCAAGTCTACCGATTTCTTCAAGTCCTTCCATTTGAAGTCTAACACTTGGATCTGCATACTCTTCAACAGAAGTAAATTCTGGGTAAAGCTCTTTGTTAATTAATGCTCCGTAAATATCAGCACCAACAATTACATAGAACGCTTGAGGAATAGGTTTTGTTCCAATCTTGTTTGTACCAGCAATAATTTCAGCCATAGGTTTTGCTTTATTTTTAACAAGCTGATTGTAAACCTGAACAGTTAAAACTTCAGTTAAGGCATAATTTCTTGACAACGTATCATCAGAACCACCAAGTTCATCTCTTGATGTTGCATCACCACCGTACACTTTAAAGTTGTTGTTTAATATGTCAGTCATAATAAGACTATTGTAAGCATCGTTCATTTGAAGAGTAACATCTTCAATAGTAAGCGCTCTTACAGGATCTTCACTATAAGTTTCAACATCTTCAGTAAGCTCAACAATACCAGCATATTTTTTAATGCTTGTTTGGAAAGTTACCTTTCTGAATGTTCCAAGTTGGAAAATGCTTGATTTGTCTGTAACACCCTCATTAGCAAGTTGCATAGAGTTAAGTTTGTCTTCAATTTCTTTTAAATCTCTTTCAGCTATATATCCACCGTTTGCACCTGTATAGTTTCCGTTAGCATCAACAACCTCTCTAAAGATACTCCAGTAGTATGCGTTAGCTTTAAAAACTTCACCACTGTGTTGTTTAAAAGTTTCTTTTTTAGTTGCGAATTTAGCAAAGTTAAATACTTGGTCAAGCCTTCTAAGAGCAGTTCTTGTTAGAAAGAAGTCTTGTACCTGTTTACCTTGAGTAGAATCCCCACTGTTGTATACATAAACAGCCATTTATTTCTCCTTGTGTTTGTTTATATTAATGGTTAGAACCAAGAGTTGGTTCTGTATCAATTACGGTTAAAATACCGTAACTGAACCATTTACGAGGTTATTGTAGTATTTTTCGAAGTCTTCTTCAGACATAGTTGCAAAATCAGGTTTTGCAGAGTTTTTTGAAGTTGTTTTTTTAGGTTTAACACCTTCACTTGCTTTTTTTCTTTTTATGGCTTTTTGCTTACTTTCTTTTTCAACTTTTGTTTTTACTTCAGTCTTTTTTGTTTCGAGTTCTTTTTTATAATCTTCATACGCACTTATTAGTGCCTCAATAGGTTTTTTATCATCTACAAGTTTGTATTTTGTGTATTTAGGCAAAATTGCATCAATTACTCCTGATTTGATAATTGAAGCAACAGCCTCAAGGTTTTCAGAGTTTTTAAACACAATTTGTCTTGATTCGTCATCAAAGTCTTTCATGACAAGGTTGTTAAACTTCTTATACACTTCCTCATCTTGTTGGATCTCTTCAAGAATTGTTTTAGAATGTATATAATCCATATTTGCTTTTACTTCGTTAGGTTTATAATCTTTAGCTTCTTCAGGGTCTATATCTAAAGGATCAATATTTGCTTTTGCAATAAGTTTTGCTATTGCATTCTTATTTCCTTTTTTAGCTTCAGCCAATAAATACAGATCTTCTTCTTCGATTCCATTCTCTTTCAACCCCTCAATTATCGCAATATCATCTTTGTATTTATCAAATAATGTTTTTGTTTTTAAAGATTTTTCAGCAAGTTTTACCAATTCTTCTTTAGAACCAACTTCGATTGATGTGTCTCCAGTGTTTATAACTATTTTTTCATTTTGGTCAGTATTGTCTTCATCATTTTCTTTAATATCTTCACCATCATCATCTTCTACATTTTCGTCATCATCATTTTCATCTTCACTTTCATCGTCGTCTTCTTCAGGCTCATCATCATTAGAGTCAACGTCATCACTGTTTTCAACATCATCTGTATCATCTTGCTTTTCATCATTCTCATTAAACTCTTTTTCATCATTGTTTTTGCTTAATTCATCTTCAGCTTGTTTAAGTTCCTCTTCAACGTCATACATTACATTAATTTCTTCAGCCATTATTATTCTCCTTTAAGTTCATTTAATGCCTGTCTTGATGCTTCAGGATTAAATCTTCTGATGTCATCAAGAAACGCTTTAAAGCCTTGCTTAACAATCAGTCTTTCAAAATATGCTCCTCTATCATCTGGAAACATATAAGCATTTTCCACATCTTCCAACAATGATTTTCTTGTGTAATAATCAACTATATATTTGAAATCTTCATTCTTATCAAGATTATCAATAGCAATCTTAAGTCTTTCTTTTTCGTTTATTTCTTCTTCTTTTTGAACCAAGTAGTTTGGATTCATAAAAGCTCCTTTTTATTTGAATTGTTTTTACGTGATGATTATATAATAAGGAAAGTGAAAAAAGCAAGACTAAAGTGTGTCTTTTAGTCCTGTAGCAAGAGGATTTATCGGTTCTTGTGGATTTTGCTTAATACCTTGTCCTGATGGAATCTGACTCATTTCTTTAGCTTGAGCCTGAGCCATCAGTTTTTGCATATCAAGCTGGTTCTTAAATTGAAGTTCCTGCATTTTTTGTTTAATGTCAACTCCATATTTTTCTTTTATAGTTTTAAGTCCTGTTTGTGTTGCTTTAGCCTCAGCCTCTTTAGCTTTAGCCTGTTTTAGAACCACATCAGCTTGTGCTTTACCCATCTCTGCTTGTATTTGTGCTTTCATGTATTCAAGCTCAAGCATTTTCTTTTGCAATTCAATTTGAACCAACTGCTGTTGAACAGGATCTGGTTGAGGTTCATAATTCTCTATATTTTGAGCTAAGTCTGGCATACCTTTTAGTTTAGCTATTTTTGACAATATAACTTTAGTCATATCAAACGGAATAGTGTTTCCTAATGTCTGCATTAAGAAAGCTAATTCTGATGCTTTAGCTTCATTTGTATACTGAGTAGAAATATCTATCGTGAAATCATCAAGATAGTTTGGTATATCCTCTTTATCATTTTCTACATACGGCATATTAGTTATAGCCTCTATTTCGGTTGGTTCTAAAAATTCATACATATAATAAATCCATTTTTTTATTAACGGTTTAATAGCGTTTTCAGCTATATTTGTAACCATATCAAGCTCTAACAACATAAGTGAATTTAACGCTCCTGATTTACCAGCCTGAGAACCATATATAGCTTCAAATCCTTGTCCTCCTTGCATAGGCATAATGCCTGTGTTCATTTGCTTTTCAATGTCTATATCTTGTAAAACTTTAAATACTTCAGGAGGTATTCTGTTGTACTGACCTTGATAAAACGCATTTGGACTAATATTGAATTCAAAGTTTTCACCATTAAGAAATCTATTTAAGTTTACAGGGTCTAAATTCCCTTTTTGAACACCTTTCTGTGTATGGTTTGATTGAGCTAAGTTATCAAAGATCCCTCTCATTATTCCAGTCTTAATCCTCTGATATTCTTCTAATATATCAGCTAATGCAACACCTTGAATTGAGTAAGGTTCTTGCTCAAACTGAGAGATGATGTAAGGTATTGATTTATCTGGATAAGGATTTTCTTCAAGTCTTACTATTGTGTCACCTATCCAACAGCATACTATAGGTTCTGTTTCACCGTCATCATCAATATCGAACCAACCCCAGTATTCATACATGTATATTTTTTTTCTTAGATTGTCCTCCAAGTTATACATTAGTGTTTTGTTCACTTCCATTCTGTATGGTTCGACTAATATTTCTTTTGCTGTCTCTTCGACCATTAGATCTTTTTCAACTTTATCAATGTTTTTATATATTCCAGCCTTTTTCAATTCATCAAGTCTAACTTCTCTTCTGTGAATAATAAACTGAATTTCCTTGTTGTCAAATGCTGTTGGATCTATAAAAATATCTTCATTTTTACATATTGTTGCTGTTGGTTTGTTAACCAAAGGAATTTCTTTTTCGACAATAACAGAACCAACTGGTATTTGTTGACCAGTGCTTGGTTCTATTTCATAGACAGTTTCTTCTACTTCTTTTACTATGCCTTTGTATTCCCATCCTGTTCTTATTACAACAGTACCCTCAACAGCTAATACATGGAGTAATTTGTCTATAAAATTATATCTATCGAATTTCTTAGTGAAATGATAATTAACCAATTTTTCAGTCTGTTCTGCAAATAGTCTATGATTGTGGTTCTTTGAAGATAAAGTTGGTTGCAATGTGACTATTTCATCATTTGACACGAATGGGTTTTTAGCTTGAGATTTAAACCATTTAACTTGCTTCCTAACTTCTTTCGAAATAAAGTTAGAACCACGTTTATTTTTAGGTAGATTCTCACCTTTGTAAATTTTTCTCATTGTGTTTATATAATCATCTAATTGAAATCTTAGTTTTTGAGCTTCTTGAAAATCATTCTTCAATGAACTTAATATCTTTCTCTCATCCATTTTTTATTCCTTTTTTATTGAGATTATAACAACATGAATTTTATTTTATAACCTGATATATTTTCATATATATCATCTTTTGTTAAATTGCTATTTGTTGAGAAAAATGAATATTTGAATATTAAAGAAAAATATATTTTGTAAGTACCATCATCATTCTTCTCAAATTTAGCATATAAAGATTTATTATGCTCCATTGATAATATTTTCACATACTTTGATGATGATATATCACCAAGATCACCATAACCATGATAGCTTCCATTTCCATCAAATAGAGATACTGCAATAAAAAATGAATTAAAATCATCATTTGAAATATTAGTTAGCTCTACATTGTCAACATATCCAATATCAATAATATCTCCATAATCATCAGTGCCGTACCATATGTACGTAGAGCCAAAATTTAGTATCGTCACTTTATGATCGTAATCTGGAGTTTCGTAATCAGGTATAGTGTATTCATATATATCAGTTGCTTTTGAGACAATACAATTCTTATTTTTACTTCCGTTAAAATAGTCAAGTAAACTTGTTCCAATTGTTAACCTAAGTCTGTTATTATATAGATCAAGCTCAATATTGTCTGCATTATCATTAAAATCAATTAATTGATATAGTTTCCCACATATTAATAATTCATATGAATAATCATCATTATATACACTTAAAGTTCTATCTGATATTGAAAAAAAATTATTACCATATTTAGATACAAAAAATGGGTTTATATTTAAGTATTCAGATGTAAAAAAAATAGTAGGATTGTTGTAGTATGGATTTAAAATGCTTGGAATTTCATATAGCCAAGTTCCTTGAGAATTTGATGTTATGTTTTTTACATAATTATTTATCTCAACACAGTCAGTAGATTTTGTTAAATACTTATCTCTATACATTATTATCTCATTACCATCTTCGTCAATTATGTTAAATTTATCAGATGAGATTTCTATTTCAGATGTTTTTAAATCAATATTATTATCTTGTATTATTATTTCATCATTTGTTATGATATTAAGAAAACCTATATCAACAGTGATGTTTGCATCTAATGATTTTGTTAAAAATATGTGAAACAATGTTAGTGTTATATAGTCTTGCGTAAAACCTCTAAGTATTAAATATTTACATTCATCTGTATATGTGTGTGATATTATTGTTGAGTCACATAATGTTTCAGCGTCTGTGAAACAATATGGTACTGATGCCGAAATAAATTGATCATCTTCAGATTCCATTTTTAAATCAAACATTGATGTATAAATCTCTTGGAATTTTCCTCTTCTTCTTCCAAAGAAGACATTATTTCTTATAAATCCATCAGGATCTGAACAATAAGTAACATCTCCGTCCTCTTCTTCATAATAAAATAATGCCCAAACGTTTATATCTTTTGAATCTTTATTTGACATAACTGATGCTATATTATCTATATCATCTTCTGTAAGATCTGCTTCTATTGAAATCTTTATATAAAACTTATTTCCTCCAGAGAGCCAATCAGCTGGAGAACCAAGTAGTGAATCTTCATTGATAGGAACTGCAATATTATATTGATATTTATCATCAGAATAGCATCCATTATATTTTAAATCATCTTTTGTGAAGTTATATGTAAACTTTATTACTTCGTGTATATTCTTTAACGAACTATGAAATATTGTTGTTGGAGTTATTTTATTCATAACTGTGTCTAAATCATACTCATCAGCAGTAATATGAACTATTTTTTCACCATTGCTATTTTCTCCTATAAATACACTCATCAATACATCCTTGTGTAGCTGTCTATTAAACCTTGTGTATAATTATACATATTGGCTTGTAGTTTCTCAGATAGCTCTTGATCGTAGTTTATGTCTATTTTTTCAATAATCTCATATTGCTTATCTATTGTTGTGAGTTTCTGCTCTAAATCATAAAGCTCTTTTGAATACTCTTCAATCTTGTTTTGTTTGGCTTCGTTGGTTCTTTTGAAATAGTAATCTGAGAATACGTTTACATATTTTAACACGCTATTAAACGAAACCAATATGCTCTTATTTGCTGTTGCATTTGTGGCTGATGTTGTTGTGATAGAACCAACAAGTGACTCAAACATTGCAAATTTTGAGAACACTTGATCAATTTCAACAAGTATGTTTATTGAGTTTCCAAGAAAGTATCTCATGTTGTTGTCTTTTACCCACACACCTATTCTGTTTATTACGTATATGATTGTAAGAGCCAATGACAAGTTTATAACAAACGCAGATAGTATTGTTGTTCCTAAGAATGTAGCTGTTCCACTTGATGAAAATAAAGCAAAACATATTATTACAAAAGTTATAAAACTTTCAAAAAAACTTGCTTTCTTTTTTGAATAATCATATTTGATTGTTTTTTGAAACAACTCATAGAATGTAACTATATCAAGCTCTTCTGCTTCATTATATTTTATATATACATTTATTTCTTTTGTTAATCCTGTTGTATCTTCTTTTATAAGAAAAACATCTGATACATTATCTTCTTTATATAATGATACTGATACATTTGTTAAAAATAACTCTATATATTTATTTATAAATAGAACATCACCTATATTGTTTTTAAGCTCATTAAAATAATCGTTTATTAAATTAACTCCTTCTGATGTTAGTTTAAATATATAAGAACCATCTAACTGGTTATCTATTGAGAAATAATCGTTTGAATATTCTTTTAATTCATATATGTGCGTATATGTTGTTATTTTTGTGAAAACATTAACATTCTCTCTATTGCTCACTTGGTTCTTAATTGTGTTAAGTTTTTTAAAATTATTATTAACGCTATTTGTTTTATAATCTATTATTGATAAAAATAATGATGTTTTATACATAAAATCATTTGGTGTCATTCCATATATGTATTGAGTTTTTGTTTTTGTAACGTTTGCTTCCTGTAAATAGTCATATTCTGTATATTTAGTATAAAAAATAGAATATGTAGTATGTAGTTTATCACCGTTTATTTGCTCGTGATAATCATAATCAGAATCAAGTTTAAAGTTTTCTATCGAATCTGTGTATAACGAGTTAAACAACCATGCACTTTTAAGATGCTTATCTTGTTTCTGATTATGAAAATCATATACTCCGAATATTTTTAATACATCTTCATATGTATTGTAATAACTGTCATCTTTTCCGTAGAAATATAACTTATCAAATACCTTAATACCGTCAATAGTTGTAGTTGGATATTTGTTTAATATTGTTTTTTTAAAATTATTTTTTGTAGCATACAATGATAAAGAAGGAGAAAGAAAATCGACTTCCAAATACATTATTAAGAATTTCCTTTATTGATTAAATATTCAATTCCAGTGTTCCAAGCGTCTGCTTGTTCTTGAGTTATGAGACTATAATCTCCGTTAGAAATTAGCATAGACATAAATGTTGAAGAAGCATTAACAGCGTGTTGTACAGCATTATCATCAAATGCTTCTATTTGTCTTTGAGTGTGAAGTGTTTGGTAGTAAACAAGTCCGTTTTCTCCATATTCTTTATCAATTTTTGCGTTTATTAAATCAGTATTGGCTGAAATATTTGTAATATTAGCTGTTTCAACTTCTATATCTTTTGATAGTTTTTCAATTTGTTTAGTTTCAAGATCTATATCTTTTAGGATTTTAGCTTTTTGAACATCAGGAATTGAGTCAGAACCAAACGATGATGCAGGTAATATAGTATTAAGGTCAGTAGGTACTGATGTTAGATTGTATTCTTTTACAAGTTTACCTATTGACAACCATAATTCTGATGCTGATTTTCTTTGTATCTCTTTTGCTTGGTTCTCGTTAACTTCAGAACCAGCTACCGTACTTATATTTTGAGCAACTGTCAAATCTCTTTGTTCAGATGTTAGTAATGTGTCTTCAATTAGTTTATTAATCTCATATTTTCCATTTCTGTTTTGTACTTCAATTTGATATGCCATATTCATTGCATTTTGAGTAACTGAAGGTATTGTTTCTTGAAAAAGTTTTGAGATTATTGAAGCCATTTCTTCTTCAGTTAAGTATCCTTCTGCTTTAAGTGTTTTAACTTTATCGACAGCTATTGATAATGCTGATTCAGAACCAACAGCTGTAAGCATTAGTTCTTTAAATGTGTTTGATATATTTATGTCGTTTATATTGTAATCCACATATTGTTTTGATGAAATTTCTTTTGTAGCCATATTAATCCTTTTTTATTTGTTATTTTATATAAATATATCCATCAGTTAAGTTTATCATCATCTTGTAATCATCAGGAGTTCCATCTCCTCCACCATATATTACACCTGTTCTTATTTGGTCTCCTGATATTGTAGTTGCGGTTGTTAATATTTCTCCGTTGGTTCCAGTGTCAATGTTTGAAAAGTTTACTTTACCGTTAAAATATATATTTGATCCGTCTATTAGAAACGGAGTAAAGTTTGTAGATCCGTCAGTAACAGAAAATTTTGAAGCATAAATGTCAAACGAACTTTCATCAGTAGAACCAACTGCTTTATACCCAGTAATGTAGCCATTATCGTCAGTTATTAACACTGATGCTGTTGCTATATTATCAGTAATTGATTTTACTTCAGAAATTGTTGTTGTGTTATTATTAACAGTTGTTGTAAGTGTTGAAATCTGTTCAGTGTGAGTCGATGTAACTTCTTGTAAGTTTTCTATGTTTGATTCAGCATCGTTGGTTCTGACTGTTAAATCTTCTACAGTTTTTACTATGCCAGTACCAGTCTTAATTAAGTTTCCATCTTCATCATATTCTTCTGAGAAACCAACTTCAGTATAAATTGATGATAAATATTCAGATGTAACATTTAAACCAGAATCTGGATCATCTATTGTTGATTTTATGTCTTCTATTTCTTCTGACACTGATGATAGCTCAGTTGAATACGTTTTATGTAACTCAGTAGCATAAGATACAAAAGAATTATATTTTGAATTTACAGCATCAATGCTTATTGCTGATGCAGAATCTTTATCAACGTAAGTTTCTTTTATTGATGTTATTGTTGATTGGTTCTCATCTATCGATGATTTTAAAGAGTCTATTGTAATGCTCATTGACGATGTGTAATCTTCATAAGTTTTTTTAAGTTCAGATATTCCATTATCAAGAATAGATATTGCATCTTGTAAATCTTTATATGTATTCTCAAGTGATGTATATTTGTTTTCTATATCAGTTAAATCAAAGTTGGATTCTATAGAAGAATCTATATATTCTTTTAATGCATTAATTGAATTTATTATATTTTCTATTTTGGCTGTTATTACAAATGATTCATTTATAACTATTTTATACTTCTCGTCAACAGAAATAGAAGTGTTGTTTGCGTTCAATATTACCCCCTAATTACAACATTATCTATTGTTGAGTAAATTGCATCTGAGTCTGTTTTTATTTTTAAAACTATTCTGTAAATCTTTTTATCATCAATAGATAGAATATTCTCATTTATATTATTAGAACCAATGGTCTGTTCAGTTAATGTTATTTTTATAACACCATTCGTTGGTTCTTCAATAGAGATAGCCATATCTTTCTTTACAGTGTTATCGTTTGATACAATATAACAGTATGAATTATCTGAATCAAAAGAAGACAGATCAACTACATTATTGTTTATGTCTTTGATTGTTAGCTCTAATCCGTAATCTGTAGAGTTCTCTAAAACTATCATATGAAATCCTTTTATCTATTCATTATGGACGTTTGTTTTTTAATTTGCTCAACTTGTGCTTCCTTGATTGGTGTTTCAAATGATAATTGCAATGCTGTATTCATTAAACTGCTATAAACATTTGCATAATCAGTACCTTTTATTCTTCCCAACTCAAACTGTTCATTAAGTTGGTTTTTTATTTGTTCAGTTAGTGAATTAAAAGTTGATGTGACCTGATCAATATCATATGCCATTATTTATCCTTTTTTGCGAACTTTTTATTGTACTCTTCTATTTGATTATTTAAAAAAGCGTTAGCTTTTCTTAATTCGTCTATTTCGTTTTCTAATTCATTTATTTTGTCTATTAATTTTTTAAAATCTTTTTCATCTATCTGAATTGTTTTTTTCATCTATAACCTTATAGTGTAATATAAGTTTTGAGCTATTATACTCTTTTACTTTATATGTTTTAAGTTTTGGACAATTTGTTTTAACATATACATATTTTGTTTCACAACATCCACTAAGGAATAACAATAATATGAGAACCAACAGTGTTTGAATAGTTAATCTCATTATTTTCCTTTTTCTGTTTTGCTTTAATTAGCAATATACTTTGATTGTTTTCAAAATTAGAAATATCATTTGTGTTTTTTTCTAAAACTATTTCAGATTTTAGTAATGAAATCTCATTTTTTAGTTCAATATTTTTCGTTTTTTCAGTATATAATTCAACTATAAGAACTAAAGTTATTAAGTATATAAAAGTGTTTATATATTTATCCATATGTTTTACCCTTCATACATTACGCATGTCGCAAGTAGCGTAAACAACAATGGAACCAACACTGTAAATAAAACATCTTTCACATCTTGTGTGTGTATATCTGAATGTCTTGAATCATACATTTCTTTTAATGTTGCAACAATCAATGTAAATATTAATGATAGTATAAACGTATTAATTCCAGTAATAAAAAATGACGTTATAAAACTGAACATAATAAAGATAACAGACCCATAAAACGAATGTCTAAGTTTGTCTGTTTCAATAAAATCATTCATTAGTCTAAGTATTTTCTCAATCATTTTATTCTCCTTGTGTTAGTATTTTGTACAGATCATTAGGGCTTAATTTACTTGGGTTTTTTGTAAATAGTTTTTTACATCCACTAATCTTTAATGCGTTACTAACCCATTCACTACAGAACCAATGGTTGGTTCTATCTTTAGTGGGAATAACAAATCCAAATATCCCTAACCAATCGTATTTCTTATCTTGAGTCATCATAAAGAAATCAAATACAACATCTGTATTAATATTATCAATATTTATATAATCCCAATTATTATCTGGTGTATGTTTTTTGGCTCTAACTTTTCCATCACGTGGAGATGTTGAATACATGCTGTCATCAATTATCAATTCAACATGACTGTAATCACCATTTGTCCACCATGCTATTACTTTATCAATAAAAGTTGCGTTCTTATTATTTTTTGCTTTATAAAAAGCTATAGTTAATCTACCTCCATTCATCTTTTAACTCCTTATATCTTGCCCATATTTCTGTTTGTTTTTCACCAGACAGTCTTAATGCAGTTATTAATTCATTTTTAGTAAGATCTCTTAGTTTATTATCAGCACATATCCATAAAATTGAATCATCATCTGCCATAACAGATATAGCTCTGCTCATCCTTGTTTGTGATAATTCATCTCCATTGAGTGGAATATCATCAACATATACTACTATACTTTTAAGTTCTTCATCTCTTTGTTTATTTAGCTTATCAATAGCGTATTGTGAATAAAACTCTTTGAAATCATCATCTGTTACTGTTATATCTTTGTATTGCTCAATCTGTTGGTTCTTATAAAATTCAAAAGAAGGTTTTATTCTTCCTTCTTTGATAGCCTCTTTGACGTCATCTATAAGCTCTCCGTCTTCATACAAAGACTCATCAAAAATGTATGTTGTTACAACAGAACCACTAACAGGATCAATCTCATCATTGGTTCTGATATATTCATAACAATCCTCACAAGAACCATACAACTCATTGTATTTATCTTTCAAAGAACCAACAAACTCATTAAAAGCTAAACCTTGTTTGTACTTCTCAAAAAAGATCCTGATAACCATCTCAGGTTTATCAAGACTGATTACTAAATTAAGATCCTCTTTTGTTTTATAATCTTTCATATTACTCTCCTGTGTAGAAATATGGTAATGCTACTCTTTTTTGTCCATAAAGGACAGTGTTTCCATTTAAGTCAGTTACTGTAGATACTTTATCTACAATTTGGAATTTGTTATCGTCTCCCCAAGTACTTGAATTAGTATCATACTTAAGTTCTTTAAATACATATTGTAAGTATAGCCTGTTGTTTTGTTGTATTAGATAGTTAAAGAATTTAACAGCAGGATTATATGCTGTTACCATTTTATTAAACTCTCCATGAACTGGGTCATCACCATACCATGTCCCATTATCAAAACGAATAAACATATTAGGATTTACTAATATGGAGTTAGATATCATCGCGGTACCGCCTGAAGCATCGTTAACAGAAACTTTTGAAATTAAATTAGAACAAGTAAATGTTCCTTTATTATATAATCTACTATTTATACAAATTACTTTATTACTATATGTTAGTACATCATAGTTATAAGCTAACTCCATAAAATTAGCTTTTGTTTCATATATTACTACTACTTTCATTAAGTCTAACATTTCTTGTTCAGAGGAGTAACCTAAATCTAAGTAAGAATCTGTAATGTTTATTTTTATTTCATTAGTTACTGAATTTAGTCCCCAAGTATATTTATTACGCCCTGCAGAACCATCATTAATGAATTCAATAAATTTACTACTATTATTATAGACATAAACTTTTTGTATTTTTACTACTTTTTTTGTTAATTTATAAGGACTTCTTTCATCATCTATAATAAGATCAACAGGTAGTAAACTCTCACCTTCCTCTCCAACTATCAATGGAGCACCAGCAAATCCATTATCTAACCATTCTTGAGGATAGCTTCCTATGTTTCCATCAGTGCCTAAGTTTACCCAGTTATCAGTATTGCTATAATCCTCAGTATCTGGATCTATAGTAATGTCTCCTCTATCTACTAATGATCTATAGTAAGTACCATCTGCTAATACATATGTATTTTTATTAATAGTAGCTGTTTGATCATCCCCAGATGCAGTAGTATATTGTACTCTGTCTTTTAATGGTCTTGGATCTCCTAAAATATCTGTTTGAATATATGCATTATTAAATGTATATGTTTTTTCTAATTTATTTCCATTCCAATCTTCTAACAAATTACTTCTTGCAGGAATAAACAACCATTCACCAGTATAATTATGCAGTTCAGTCCAGCTGCCATCTACCCAACCATTTCCTAAATTTTTAGTAACTCTTACATGGTACTGATTGATCCATTTTTCCAATCTATATAATGTACCTTTTATTAAACCATATCCCACAACAGGATATTGGTAATATACAACTGTAGCTAAGCTAATACTATTTCCATACCTATCTTGTATAATACCGTTATTCAGCATTGTTTGTGTGTCAAATGCCGTAAACCCGTAAACACCATTATATGTTGTAATTGCTTTTACTGTTAATATACCTGTAGATTTTTCTTTACCTCTTCTTTCTCCAGATATATCTTTATTTCTTTCTTCTTCTAAGATTTCAGCTAGAGGTTTTTTCTTAGCATCCATTCTGAGATCTTCTACATCCATCTCATTGATCTCATCTGCATATAGTCCAGCTTCATGACCGTTCATACCTGATGCGATGTAACCGCTTCTATTTACTGCACTGCTATCATCTGCAGGTACTACGTTTCCATCGGCTGTAGTAGCAGCTATTTTACTAATATCAAAACAGTCTTCTAAAGATGTTACAAAGTCTGTAGTTAATGCATATTCTCCAAATTCTAATGTTCTATCGTTATCTTTGTCATAAGCTACTGCAGTACCTTCTGGGTTTAGGATTTTATTAAAGATACCGTCATTACGTCTTTGTACTAGAGCTATTGGAAGAGCGTAACAATTACCGTCATATCCAAACATATCATTTTTAACATATGTAGTTCCATTATAAGATGTTGCTATCAGACTCCCTAACCCACTTTCGTTTCCATAATCACCCAAACTAGTATCAGCTTCTCCTATAGGGACACCAGTATATAAACCAACTACTGTTGGCAAACCGAACTCAATATTATATATTTGTTTACCACAAGGTACCACTCTATGTTCATTATCATATTGTAATCTTAAATAAAACGGTGTAAACCATTCATTACCTAGACCTTTAACTACTCTTATTCTATATCTGCCCTGTATCCATCTACCATCTTTACTTAAAAAGATATTATGGTCTGGATTGTTAGCTAAAATTACTTTTTGTTCATCTGTTAAGTTACTCCATACATAACCCTTACCTATTAATTCACCTGGTTCTTGCCATACACCAAATCTTGAGTAAGTATCAGCTCCTTCAAATGTACCTTCAGTTATACCAGTTAATCCATCTACGTCACCACCTCTATATTGTACGTTACCATATGGATATACGAAATCTTTTTCAGAGATATCTTCTTCCCAATATTCCAAGAACACTAAGTCTTGTCTAGAAATATAATCTCTTGCTTCAAATATTGTAGAATTTTCATAAACGTCAGAACCTGCTGTTATATCTTGTAGAGCTACAATAGGTTGTTCTGAAACTTGTTTAATAGAGATGTTGTCCCAATAATATGTTCCAGTGACTCCATCAAGAGCTCTTATAATTATTCTATAATTACTTGTTGTGGGCGTATAATAATAAACTTTATTTGGTTCATTCATATATAAACTGTTGCTTCCATTTTCAGTAATAATTATAACTACTTTTTCTGGGTCAAAATCTCCAGGATTAACTTCATATTTTACACCGTTTATAAGTTCTAAATATTGATAGACATCATGATTATAATCATTACTATCTCTTGTTATCTTTAATCTTTCATTTTCTTCATCATATTCTATAACTAATTGACCTCCAGTATCTTGCACAAACATACTGATATCATTATCACTAAAATCGCCATTAACTACTAACTCTCTATCTAAATCTTTTAAAATAACGAGGTCTCCCTGTTTCATATCTACAGGTAGATTAGTGCTATCTGTTATAGTAGCTTTAGATGTAGGTGGTTCTGGGAGTCTTATTTCTCCAAAATATCTACCGTTAGGAGCTAACTTTATCAAACTTCCATTAACATTGTATACGGGTTTTTCGTAATTTGGATTTGTTTCATCGCCAAGATATAAAGCTGATCCTTGTAAATTATCCTTACCAAAATATGGATCATTTTTCTTCCAAACAGCTAGACCACCGTCGTTTATGTAAAATAGTCTAAAGTATTTCTTGCTAACATCTACAAAACCACTACCTGCATATTGTTTTTTTCTCATCTCTTGTAAAGCTCTGTACTCTGTTTCAGTCATTGCTCTTGATTTTTCAATATTCTCAACTTTGAATTTAGAACCAACAGCACTATCATTCCCTACAACAACTTCGTTGTTATCTTTATCAATAAATAATTCACCGTCCTGTAAATCTGTTGGTGTCTCTTCATTTGTTCCTCTTCTAAATTTTAAGATTTTAGGCATCTACTCTCCTTATTCATTTAAGTCTATATAGTTTATTTTCGCATCAACTTCTTCTTTGCTATATACATCAATGTTAGCTCTTGCTTGTTCGATATCTGTTAAATCTGATAAATTGTTAGATTTAACTAATCTTGTTTGTATATCATCATAATTTGTTTTTATTTGGTTATCTAATTTAGAATCTGCATCTTTTAACGATGATGCATCAGAAATATAATTTGAGCTACTATCTGCTGTATATGTTCCATCATCGTTAAGTCCAGAGCCAGATTCTATGTTATCAACTTCAGTCTGTAAATCATTTTCTCTTGTTGTTGCTCTATCAATCTCATCAGATAAGTTATTTACAACTTCATTTATTGATGAGACTAAATTGTCTTTGTTTTCTGTTGATAATGTTGATAGATCACCCTCAACTGATTTAGCCCTATTTGTTTCAGCGTCTATATTGTCCTGAAGTGTATTGTCAGCGTTGGTTCTATCTGTAATTTCTTGAGCAATTGCGTCAGCGTTTACTTTAACTTGAGCATCTAATTTATTATCAGCGTCAGCTAAAGAAACAGCTTCAGAAATATAGTTAGCATCAGAATTCGTAATATAAGTACCATCTTCTGCAAGACCTGCACCAGACTGAGTATTGTCAAGTTCTTCTTTTATATCGTTTTCAGTATTTGTTGCTCTGTCTATTTCATCACTTAAATTTGATACTACCTCATTTATAGAACCAACAAGGTTATCATTATATTCAGTTGTTAAATCATCAAGGTTTCCCTCAACTGACTTAGCTCTATTCACTTCATTATCTATGTTTTGCTGTAACGTGTCATCTGCATTGGTTCTGTCTGAGATTTCCTGTTGTATTGAATCATAGTTAGATTTTACTTGAGTATCAAGTTTATTGTCTGCATCAGCAAGGTTTGTTGCATCAGCTATGTAATTTGCGGATGTATTGGCTGTATATCTTCCATCGGAACCAAGTCCAGCTCCTGATTGTGTATTATCAAGCTCTGATTGAATGTTATTAATTGTTTCGTTTATAACATCTATTTCTGGTGCTGACAATGATTCTAATACTTTTAAGTTATGGTTTATTGTTAAATTATTTGATTCTATTGATTGATCATCAGAAGTTGTTTTGTTTAAAAAGTTTTGATCAATATCTCCTTTAGTATAAATGTTAAGAATGCTCAATCTAACATCCCAATTATTTTCAGTTGTGTAAAATCTTAATTCATTTTCATAAGTGTTATAGTAAAAATCTCCAACCTGAAGTCCAGAACCGTCTCTTCTTTCAGTTGGATCTTTATCAAACTCTCCTATATATTTACTGTAAATAAAATTAACTTTATACATATCGTCTGATACATGAACCACATGATCCATATTATCAGATACATTTGTTATATTATATTTATTAGCATCAACATTGACAACATTATCTTTTATCTCTGCAACATGAGCTATTTCAGACCATACTTTAGATAAATCTTTTATTTCAGGTAACACAGTAGATACATCTTCTATACTTTGTAACTTTGCATTAACATTTAATATAGCCTGTATTGATTTCGCAACACTTACTACTTCGTCTATATTTTGAGAAATGTTTTTTATATTACTTGTTTCGTTAATCAAGTCATCACTGACAATATTAATATTATCTTTATTGATGTTTACATTTATTATATCTTCTAAATATTGGCTAACATTTACTATGTCGTTTATTTTAGAACCAACCTGCTCTATGTATTCAACGCTTGGCTCTAATTTAGTTATAGAGTCTATTGCTTCTGAAACTGATTTTACTTTGTCAATGTTATTTGTTAGATTAGTTATCGATACAGAATCAAATAATTCTTGCAAAGCTGGCTTAATAGCGTTAAGCTGAGCATCTATATATTGTTTTAGAGCATCATATGGATTTGCCATCTTTTATTCCTTTCATATATTCCATTCTTCATTTTTATAAGGCATAACAAATGTATCAACTGGATAGTTGTACAATAATTGTTTTTTAGATGAATAATATCTCTGGTATAGTATGTTTCCGACTTGTGCACCATTAGGATCTGAGTACGTATCAGACAAGAAATATTTTATTCCGTTTATAATAGCTGTCCTTATTATTCTTTCTGTGTTGTCAGATATTTTATCTAAATCAGGAATTATTGTAACTGAACACAACACAGGAAGATAATCAGTATCAACATATAACTGTTTAAATTTGCCTGTATCCATTGTTACTATAAAATTTTCTCTTAAATACAGCAAGTCTCCATCAAGAAGATTCTTTATTTGATTATTATTAACTTCAACTATTTGATTAACGTGAAGCAATGTGTTATTTTCAAGTTCAGTTTCTACTTCTGTATATGTTTCACTAACTAATGAAACAGTGTTACATTTTTCACCATATATAGAATTTATAAATTGAACCAACAAGTCTGGATCAGAAACTGGTGAAACTGTCTCTAATTCATATTCTTTTTGGTTCTGTTTATATCCATCATATAAATATTTTATATTGTAATCAGACACGCATTCAGATAATGTAAATGCAAAATAGTCTTTGAATATTTTTGTATCTCTTGCTATATCCTCAATGATGTCTTTAATCATATCTTCCAAGTCTTCATCACTTATTGATAAGTTTCTTATGTATTTTCTATATTTAGATATATCCATCAAATGTCTCCTCAATCATTGGTTCTTCATCGTTAAATAATTGTTTTATGTATGGATTATATGATGTTTCATTAGAATTGTGTTCTTCACTGTAATTTTCGTCAGACTCAATAATGTCTAAAAACTGTAATTGTGATACAGTGTCTATCACATCATCATGTTTTGACTTAAACCCTGTTCTTGTTGCTTTTGTGAGCTCATTCATTAATTCAGATTTTAGCTCATAAGGCATAAGCTCACTAAAAAGTATGTTTCCAGCTTTTATTTCAGGTAACACAACCTGGAATCTTTGAAGTTTGTTTTTAAAAGACTTAACCTCTTTTATGTTGAACCAAATAGAAGAGCGATTCATTTCCTTACGTATCCACGAAATAAAACCACCCTGTTGTCCAGACGTTTCAATACCAACCTGTAACGGATTATACTCTTCAACAAGTCTAAACAAATCTTTAACATTTTGATCCATTAACTGCTTCCTGCATATGCCATCAACTAATATCTTTTTAGAACCAACACACTTCCACACAGATATAACACTATAATCAGATGATTCTTTCTCATTTGTTGCAAAGTCTGTTGTTATGTAATATACAGCTCTTTCATCTTTTGGTTCTTCGTAAACAATTTGAATGTCTCTGTCTCTCACTAATCTTTCATCGTCACTAAATACCTGTAACATCATTTCTTGATAAAAAGAATCAAGCTGTCCTATTGACTTTGCCTCTTCGTACATATCAATAATAGCATCATATGGAAATCTATCTTCCCAAGCTCCTCTGAAGTTTTCTTTTTCAGTTGGAAACTGTTCACATACAGGATACACTGAAGCATTCCATGTTCCAGACTCAACCCTTCTACATAAAGGATCATTATCTCCAAACGGAGTTCCTATGAGTATTATCTTTTTCTTTTTTGGATGCAATGCTTTATCTATTGCTTTAGATATATTGTTCTCTATATTTCTTAATATTGTTGGAGAATTTGCATCTAAATCACCTATTAAGTCATCCAATATTGCTAGTTCAGGACGTTTTCCAAGAGCTTTTGTGTTATGCGTAGGTATAAAAGATGTTGTTAGAAACTCATGACATTCATCGTCAACAAGAATACACTGACTTGGTTCTTTTTCTATCTTATTTATTGCGACAAGATTAACAGCAAGCAAAGTATGTCTTTTTGAGTTGTTAAATATATCCGCTTTTCTTTTTAGTTTGAATGGGTTTAGTTTTCCTCTTATATACAACCTATACAAGTCTTTCCTGTTTCCTTTTCTATTCTTTAAAACACTTGTTGAAACTATATAACCGATACTTCTTGCTAACTCAGCAACATCGTTTGCTAATTTTTTAGATATTGTTGAATATTCAATATATCCATTCTTACTGATTGTACCATCTGTGTCTAATAGACCAGCCAACAATTCTCTTCTTTGTTTTACTGAACCAAACATATATTCATTTGGTATAAATTTACAGTCACCTTTCACACCTCTTAATTTAAGACTTTCAAAATGCTTATTAATTTTTTTAAAAGTCAGCCTTAGCATATGTGTGCCAGATTTTTCTTTGAAATAGCTTTTTGTTATATCGTATTTATCTTTAAGTTCATTGAAGTAAAAATCACAATCATCTTTTAAGCCAGAAATAACTGGACTTGAATTATTTTCATTAAAAGAACCATCCCCAAGATATAAACCAAGCAAATATGGGTCTAATATTAATTTTTTCTCACTGAACTCAACTGGCTCAGTAGGGAGTATTTTATAAACATATCCTTGAGAATTTTTTAATTTTTTAGTCAATAATTCTTCAGTAGTTATATTTATTTTTTCCAATATTCTTTTTTTATTTTTATCGCTTTTTCTTATGTCTTTATATTTCCATAAAACATTTATATGTGTTTTATTTACTTTAAGTTTTCTACCATCGCTAAAAACGAGCTCATACATGTCATCATTAAATATTTCAGACTTTCCTATAACTTTTGTTTTTTTACCATTTGGCATGTATATATAGTCTCCAACATTAACTTCTTTCATTGTTACGGTTTTATCATCCATATACATTATCTCATCAAGAGCAAGTGGTCCTCTAATATTTTGCTGAGAACCAAACAGCTTAACAACAAACTCTTTTCCTGATTTATTTTTAAAATAAAGCTCAGTATCTGTGAATTTAGCTTTAATTATAAATTGCTGCAGAAATTCTGAGTTGTTGTATCTAAATTCTATATTTTTTCTTAAGTTCTTTGCTCCAGATTCTAATGAGTCTGATACATACAAAGCAACATTTACTTCTCCAAAATTAGGTATTTTTCCAAATACAGCAATATATAAGAATAAATACTCAGCTATTAATGTAGTTTTACCAAAACCTCTAAAACACATAATGGCATGTCTTTGGTATCTTGAGAATATGTTATCAAGCATCTTTAAATGAACCAACGGTGTCCTATTCTCAAGCTCTCCACCATTAACAAGTTTAATAAAGTTTACATATGCCAATGCATCATCACTTGGTTCATATCCTTTGAACGAATAATCAACTTCTCTTAAATATTCAGTCACTGTTTTCTTTTTCATATGTAAACCTTATTAAGTAAAAATAGAAAGACTATTTCATCTTTCTACTTCTTTTCTTTGTTGCTTTTTTCTTAGCTTTTCCTTTTTTACAAGCCATTACAACTCCTTTATTGTTTTGTTAAGAGTCGATTATATCATCTTTATTTTCTACTTTTAGTATATCAACGTTTATTATCTCTTCAGCTTTGCTTGGTTCTACAGAACCACTAAGTACTTTTTTTTGCTCTTTTGCTAATTTATAGATGGCTTCCTCCAACGATTTAGTATATTCATCCTGTTTAACTGTTACATCTATTTCAAGTTTGTTTTCTTCTGGTCTTTTTAAATAATTCAATACAGTCTCACTTGCCTTTTGTCTAACCATCTCACTTTTAGCATTGTGCATTAAATCAACCTGCACTTTCAATGCGTCATCCACTATATGATAATGTGTCAACCACATAGGAACTATTGCAAGTTTTTTTATTTCTGAAACCATTTTAGATGTGTTATATCTTCTTGCCATAACCTCTAAAACTTTATCTGAACTATCTGCAACATTAGGATTTATAAGAAGATACGCCTCAGTTACTTTATATCCCATCATTAAATATGATACAAATTTAACAGCTTTAAAATAGTTTTTCACAGTTCCTGTTCTTCCACTATCTTTTAAAACTTGTATATAATTCAGTGCATCATCTGTAAAATCAAATCTTCCGTCTTTTAAAATATTAAGAGCTTCTTCTATGTCTTTATATGTTACTGACTTCTTGGTTCTTTTTATAACCTTAATGAGATGCTGTCTTTTTTCTTCTTCTTCTTTAGTTAACTTTCCTTCTGTTTCAGAAATTATCATACATAAATTCCTTTTTTTAATGCATTTTAGCATACTTTCTTGACAAATAGAAATGAATTAACTTATAATTATCATCGTAACAAACCAATACAAAAGGAAAAAACATGAACAGTCTAAACTTAGATCAACTCACAAGAAAAGTAAGCGAGAGAACAAATTTGTCAATTTCTGAAGCAAAGGAAGCACTTAAGACAGCAATCGATGTAATCGTTGAAACGCTAAAAAAAGGAAGTAGCGTAAAAATTAGAAAGTTTGGATCGTTAGAACCAATCACCAGAAAAGAAAGAAAAAGATACAACTTTCAAACAGGTGAGATTATAAAAACTCCAAAAACAAAATCTGTCATCTTCAAGGTTTCAAAAAACTTAAAAGATGAACTAAACAAATAGAACCACTTGGTTCTATTTCAATTCAAAATGTCCTATATCATACCCATTTCCTATATTAAATGTTAATCCCCATGTAATGTCAACTCCCAATAATCTTGAAGCTCTTAATATTGCTCTACCAACTTCTAACCACATCCATCCGTTTTCTTTTGTGTAATTAAAGTAACCTCTCTTATTTTCTCCATCCCAAATATAGATATCAACAGCATGACCATATCCATCTTCTTGGATCTGATGTTTCGATTTTCTTTTGTATCCATCTAACTCACTCAGTCCTTTCTCATATTTTTCTCTCTGCTCTTCTTCTGTTCTAACACCTGAAGCAATCCCAAAATCAACTTTTGATTCTTCTATTGCTTTATTTAGAACCAACACAAGGTCAGGATGAACTCCATTTAATCTTTTTTTAGATGTATTTCCAAAGATAAACATTTAATATCCTTTCATTCTTTTGATTCTTGATATATTAAATAAATAGCAAATGACATTACTGATATTGCCATTATCAGATAACTTAATACAATAAACATCATATGTCATCCCTTAATATATAAACAGCTATTGTCACGCTTACTATTGTTGATAGTGAAGAGTAATAAACGAAGTATATAAAATGTTCCATGAATATTCTCTATTTATTTTCGTCTTGTTTTGTTTTTAAAACTTTACTGTTGTAGTGTTTATTTATTGCGTCTTTTAAAGTCTGTGAATTAAGTTTCTCAGCAATTATAAGCTCCATAAAATAAATTCCTCTCGGTCCCATATGTCCAAGAACAGATGCAAATCCAGCACCTATAACCATATTGTCAGTGTACCCATAAACAAGTAAAAATGTTGGTACACCAACTGATAATGACCCTATAATATCTATCCATAAAAACATTATTAGCTTCTTAATACCTATACCGTCTTTTTTTCTTCTTATAAAAGAACCAACGCCTGATAAGAATATTGAAAAGAATATAAAAATGTAGTCAAGAAAAGTAAGTTCCTGAAAGTGTTTCATCCTATCCATCTCCATTTCCTCCGTATCATTTTTTTAATACGGATTATATCATCATTTTTTTACACAAATATTACATTATGTTTTTTTCTCTAAAAAGTATATCAAAACTATTGACCTGTAAAACAATATATGCAATAATACTACTTAACCACGTTGGTTCTAAATGAGTGCTAATAGTTTTTTTTTCATTTTGTCCTTTGAATACAAAAAACATACTTACCCTTAAAACCCTTTACCCGCCCTGCCAGAATAACACAGAACCAACGTGGCTCATGCCTCACCTTTCTTTTTTTTAACTTCTACATTAGAACCAACATGCTATGTATATAATGCTTAATGGTTTTCTTAATCACATGTATTGTTAGTTATTTAACTGTTGGTTCTTACTATCAATGATAATAGTTTATTGCTATAGTGTGAAATTAGTATGGTTGTGGTTTAAAGACTAATAGAGTTTAAAACAATTTACTAAAAATTAAAATTTAGTGTGTGGATTGTGGTGACTAAAAAAAATAAAAAAAATGATTACAATTTAACAAGTTACAAAATTTAGTGTTTGGGTAGTATAATTATTGTTAAGAGCAATTATATGTTTAATTAAATTTAGTATTGGTGTAATAGCACAAAAATTGAGCATGGTTTGACTTATCAGCAATTACGTTATTTTAAAAAATTAGTATTGGGGTAGTATACCATATATCCAGCCAGTCAAGAACACCATACCCCCCCCCATCAATTAATCTGTTTAGTAAAAATCAAAAAGAAAGGATTAACAATGTATTTAGGGACAGCTATAGTGATAACAGCATTTTTGGTTCTGTTCAGAGAGCAGATAGCAAAGATTTTAGATAAATCAGCTAATGCTATAGAGAAACTATAATGTTTCTCTTTTTTTTAATCATACAACCATTCACACACTAACTCTCTCATACTGCAAACAATAGTCTAACCAGAAAGAGAAACAAAAGAGACTCTCTTTCTCTTAGACTTTCTCTGACCTGTTGGTTCTCACTTGGTTCTCTCATCTTCCTTACACAAGCCTACCTTCTTTTCCCTTATACACAGAACCAACACTACTCTATCATACTCCATCTCAAACAATTTCTTCACAATACAGAACCAACAATCATTTCACCAACATCTCAACATTTCCACTCAACAAAGAGTTTATACTTTAAGAATACAGAACCAACACAGAACCAACACACTGTTTATCACTCAGTGTTCTGAACTATACAAAACAAGAGAACAACATTAATTAATCTATTTGGTAATAAATTTAAAATTAAAGGAGAAATCATGGAAAATTTGATAAAAAAATATAAAGAGTTTTATGAAAGTCTAACGTTAGATGAGTTGATACTCATTTTAGAACTTCAGGAGAAAATGAAATTTCCTGAAGTCGAGTTAGAGTGGTTTTCAATTGACGAAAACGGAGATCAAGAAATCTACGACGGGCAACCGTTTGTAGATACTGAGTGGGTTGATACCAGCTCTGGTGAGAGCTGGAACTATTCTTACTCGAGAGAAGAGTTAGTTAAAATCGTGGCTCGAAACAGAGCCATGAAATGGGGTGTAAACCCCGATAAATTCACCTGGTGGTGGTATAATTCCTAATCCATCACCATTCTTTTTTTTTGCAACACAACAATATAAAACACTCATCAACAATATTCTCTATTTCATTATCACTATCCAGAACCAACACACAGAACCAACAAACAATACTACATCAACATATTCTCAATCAACAGAAACATATACTGTATTAGAATAACTTTCACAGAACAAACAATAAAGAGAATTAATCTATTAAGTAAAAAATTAAACTTAAAGGAGTAAGTTATGTTCAACCATTATAAAGTTAAAGGAATATATTATGCTGTTCCAAAAACATATAAAAATATATGTAAAACTTGGAAAAAGTATAAAGTCAGTGTAGAAGAGTTTGCAAATGCTAAGTTGTTTGGATTCAAGACCAAAGTTTTGGTCTAATCCTTTCTTTTTTTAAAGAACCAACAACAATACAAACAATACTAACAACAATAAATAACAAACAACAACAAACAACATAACAACAATATAAATAATTAATCTATTAAATAAAATTAAAATAAAAAGGAGAAATCATGGAAATTAAAAATTTATTTACTTCAGGAACAAATAGTGGTTGGGCAGAGGTTGAATCAAAAGTAAGAACTACGATTAAAAATACTCTAACTGAGAACGGTATCACTTCAATCTCAATTGAAGACTTGGACGATTTGTTTGACGTCCATAATCGTCTAAGACTTCAATACGCAAGAGAAGCAGGACTATTGAATAATACAGGGGAGTCATCTCCAGTTTAATCCTTTTCTTCTTTTTTTTTAGTTTAGGATAACAATAGTTTAGTTCAGAACCAACAATAGGATAATAATCTTTTTTTTATCTCTCTTTTTTTGTTTCTCTTTCTTTTCTATTGCTTATCTCTCTTTATTGTTTCTTTTTAATTAATCTTTTTCTTGGTTCTTTTTTATTCAGAACCAATGTGTTGTTAAAGGTTAATAGTAGTTTTAGTTGTAAATAAAAATAAGTAGTTAAGGAGTTTAATATGAAAGTACTAAATGAAGTAATAGTGCAAGAAATTATTGATGGTGAAATCAATACAACAAGTGCTGAAACTATATCGTCATTTATTGACGTGTTAGAGTTAGATAAAGAATTTGATTTAATAAGTGACGACATAGTTGATAAAGCTATTGTTGTAACTAAAAAAAAAGTATTTTTCGGTAAAGATGAAGTCACTGTTAAATTTAGCAAAGCTGGTTCAATGTATTTCATATTAAAGGGAAATTACATTTCTAATCGTAAGATTAGAAATAAAATTTTAAATAAAGTTGTGAAAAGTTGGTTCAACATAAGTAAAGAACCAATAGCAGAGTTGCCAAGATATTCAGTTTATAAAGCTATAAGTAAATCAAATAGAGAATATCTTATATGGCTTAATAATAAAGATGAAGCTGTAATGGTATATCAGTTGGAAAAAGGTTTAGAGAAATTAAAAGAACAACAAATATCTATAGAGTATGGTAAGTTAAAAGAAGAAATGCAATATATGCATCACATTAATACAGAACCAATGCTTGGAGAAGAAGAGATATATAAATCTCCAGAGGATATGATTCTAAGAACAGCTGAGCTTAAAGAACTGTTAGGAGAAGTCTTAAGACTTCGTGGTTCTAACAGAAAGCTCAGCGCAGAAGAATATGAGCTATTAAAAGAGATTCAGTCAGAGATAGAAATCCTTATAGGATAAATCTATCTCTTTTTTTGTTCTACTATTGATTCTATTTAATTTTATTTAACAATAGTATATTTGTATTCAGAACCAACAGATAGTTTAATAGCGTTTGATTTAGATGTGTTTCTTAGTTCTTTTTATGATTATCGTTTAAAAGGATTTAAAATGAGGGATATGAATATATTAATGTCTTATAAAAGATTAATTGATATGAAAGAAAAAATAGTAAAAAATAAAAAGAAATATTCTAGAAAAATTAAACACAAAAATAAATTATATTAATTCCTTGGTTCTTTTTGTGAAAGTAGTTAATTAAATTTAGTAGTAAAAGGAGTAAAAATGTTATGGTTAAAATATGAAACAGCTTCATTATTATTTGATTTTTATTTATTTGATAAAAAAATATACAAATACAATAAATTTGATTGGTTTTTATATAAATGGTGTTTTAGAGTATTTGGAGAATATTACGCCTATATTGTAAATAAATAAAATAAATAAGGATAATTATGATTTGGTTATTGATAGGATTAGTAACGGCGTTTAATATCTTAATATTTAAAATAAAATTTGAACAAAAAAGATATGGTGATTTACTATATGATATTGTGACTTTTATGATATTAAATGCAATATTTGGTGGAACATTAGGAGGAATGATTGTAGCAATGATTGCTTCAGGAATAATATCAATATATTTATATTTTAATCCTCCAAAAAAATCTTTTGGTTCTTTTATTGAAAATA